GTGCTGCCAATCATGCGATCGCCAGAGGTGTACCAAAGACCAAGGCGAAACTTGCGGCGATGGGAGCTTTTAGAGATGTTTGAATTTACGGTATATGGTCAGCCAGTGCCGTATTGTCGGACTACGCAAGCAGCTAAATTTAGCGCCAAATATAAGCGATATCAGCAATATAAGGATTGCATTGTGTCGGCTTTCCTCGATCAATGTAAAGGTGATTGGGATCATCCAAAACCATTAACTACCGTGAAGGGACAGAAGACTAAAGTCGATATTGTGATCTATTTTAAGAATTATGCCCATGGCGATCCTGACAATATTTTTAAAGCTTGTGCAGATAGTTTATTTGCTTGCGATAAATATTTGATTGGTTCGTTTGATTACTTTTATGATGCTGTCAATCCAAGGATCGAAATAAAGATTAGTTGACTGGATGCTAGCTAAAGTAAAATGTATTTACCGTAGATGTACGAGAATATTTATTTATGTATGGAATTGATTCAGAGGATAGCGTCACAGCCTTGGCTAGTGCGCTTAGTTACTGGGTTTTTCGCTGTAGAGATAAGGCTAAAAGCCCTGCAATGGGTTTAAAAACATGGGAATACTTTCAAAGCAGTATTCAAAATGCTGCTATTCCCTCTCGCAATATCGATGATTACATTGAGAATTTAGCCAAGAAGCTAATTGTTGCTCATCTTAATCCTAAAGAATGGACTCGCATTATTTCGCCTAATCAAGTAATTTTGCGAGCTAATGTAAATGCTAATGGCGGGTTAGATGACATCAAACAAATTGATAGTGATCAATCTTTGCAATGGCTCGGATGGCAAGATATTCTCAATTCGCTTAAACCTGAAGGAATAGGCGATCGCCATATTCTAAATATGTGCAAATCCAAGCCTCATGTTATCACTACTTTTTGTCGTGTTCGCTTTGAATGCGATCGCGCTTTGAATATTCCTGATGAACCAGAAACCCTAGATGTAGAGGTCAATAATGCTTAATTACAACCCCCACGATCGCCACAATATCAAGCTACATTTGCAGATTACGCTGCTACAGCCTATGTCGCACATCAGCGAAAGCGTAGGCAATCAAACTAATTTGCGAACCATGAAGGTGACAGATTTAGAAGGTAATCCTTCTGAAGTATTCACGCTCTCTGGCAATGCTTTACGCAATCGGATTTTGAGAAGATGTGGTATTGATTCTTTTCTATCTCAGATTGGTGTGCAGGTATCGCCAACAATGCACCATGCTTTATTTTGTGGCGGTGCAATTGATGGCGGAACTGGTAATGATTTGGATTTGGATAAGAAGATTAGACAGCTTTTGCCATGCCTTTCAGTATTGGGAACTGCTAAGCCCAAAGGCTTGTTTGGTGTTGGTGATGCTCAGATGGTTCATGGTCGGATCTCTGTTGGTGACGCTTATCTGGTATGTGTTGAAAGCGCTGAATATATTTATCGCCAGTTTCCACCCGCGCTACCACTTGATGTCATTTCGGCATTGGAACAGATTGTTGATGGCAAAGATTTACAGCATAGCCAACGGGTGAATCAGTGGTTAGGGATTGATACTGAAGTGAATCAGTACGATCTAAAAGAATTGCTTACTGAGTGGATGCCATACCTAGGTGAGAAGCTTCGTTATTATTCTGATTGGCTTACCTACAATCAGAAAACACGGCGCGATTCTCTTCACGATCCGAACTTTGCAAAGCACTTAATCGGTGCAAAACCACAGCCAAAAATCGGACAGGGTGATCTATTTGTAGTTGCCGATGACAATCCCAAAAAGAAGCCTGAAAAGGAGAAAAGCCAACAAATGATCATGGGCAATTGGCTACTTCAAACGGGTGCGACTTTGTACTCCTATTGGAGCGCAAACGTAACCAGAATCGAAGAAGGATTTATAGCCGATGCGTTACTCAAGTTTGCAGAGTCACCATACTTAGGTGGGCAATCTGGGACAGGATGCGGACTATGCTCTATGCAGTTCTGGTTCGAGACGGCTGATGGCGATCGCGGCGAGTTTATGACGATTACACCTCATGCCCAAAAGCTAAGCGACAGGGCAACAGAATCTCATGCAAGGTATAAGCAATATCTTGAAGAGTACAAAGGTTTTCTGGCTGATTCTAAGAGCGATATTAGGAGTTTGCTAAATGGATAATCTCCAAATAATCGCACACATGGCAACGCCACTAGCTGCCTATGATGATTGGAGTCCTAGCATGGATGCTCTCATTGAGTATCAATTGCTAGATCGATTGGGATTGATTACACCTAATCCGACTGCTGCGGATGCAGAAAAGAATCTGCCATTGATATTTGACAAAATGCCGATCGCTCGCAAGACACTCAATGGTGAATGGTACTGGGCGGTAAGCAGTCCGCACTACATTGAAAATCATCAGCAAACCTCAAAATTCCGTAAGCGATGGGATTATCAGGAGCATCATCTTGATTGGGGTAAGAAACGCGCAAAAGTCAATGGCAGTGAGGGGCATTTCAAGGCTTACGATCTGCCAAGATATGATCGCGAAATGCAGACTATACATTGGTTTTGCGTTGGCGATCGCGATGGCATTACTGAGCTATTGCAGCCTGTCACTAATCTCGGCAAGAAGCGATCGCAAGGGTGCGGTCAAGTCCATAAATGGGAGGTGCTACCCTTTGAGCATGATTGGCATTTGTGGAGAGGTGATAAATTGGCTAGACCAATGCCAGTAAATATGATTGAGCCGCCTCAAGCTATCAATATGATGCAATGGGGCTGGAGACCACCAACATGGTTAGCTGCTAATAAATCTATGTGCTTTATGCCTACGGATAATGTATGTCGATAAGTTTTGGAAGTGGACTAAACGCAATTTGGTTGCAGCGCAAAAAAGACAAGGCGATCGCCCTAATCAAAGAATGGTTAAAGCTTTGTGATTATCAGGTTTACGGCTCTATTTCAGGCGGTAAAGATTCGCTAGTAATGGCACACCTAATTAGAGAGGTCTATCCAAATTGTCCGTTTCTATGGGTAAATCAAGGGCATTTAGCAGAATGGGATGATTGCGTAGAATTGCTTTACTATTTGCGCGATGAACTTAAATGGAACATTATAGAGCTATGCCCTCCCCTTGGATTGATGCAGTTGTATCGCAAACTAGGCATGACTTTTGACGGTCAATTTAATGCTTTAGACAAAAAACAATGTCACGAATTGCTGCTTTATCCCCTCAATGAATGGGCTGAAATGCACAGCATTAAAGGCTATGCGTGGGGACTAAGGCAAGAGTCAAGAGGGCGTAAAGAATACCTGCGATCTAATGGATTGCTTTACACAAAGAAAGATGGCATTGTCATTTGCTCACCCATTGGATTTTGGAAAACTGAAGATATTTGGCACTATATCGATTGGCAAAAGCTGCCTTATGCCACTATTTATGATATTGAAGGTCGGACGACTTTCCGTAATGGATGTCCTATTGATACAGCGTTATCTAATTGGGGACGCATGGCACATTTGAGAAAGAATTATCCAAAAATTTATTTTGAATTTGCTGAGTTGTTTCCAGAGGTTAAGAACTATGCTTAGTTTTAATGATGTTTCTATTGTTATTCGTACAGTGTCTATCCACAGACAAGAAATGTTGCAGCGTTTGCAAAATCAGTTAAAGCCTTTGGATTTTGTGGTTTCAGATAGAAGTGACCGCCTAAACACCTATGCTGACGATTGGTTTAATGCAATGCGTAAAGGTCAAAACCCCTCTAAAAAATGGCTTATCCATATTGAAGATGATGCTTTTTTATCACCTGATTGGAAAGAGGAAGTTTTAAAACTTTTAGCTCAAATCCCAGAAGATATTAAGGTTGCATCATTTTATTCAGGTAAAAGAATGAAGCCAGAATTTGAACATTTGTCTAAACCACACTGGGAATACTTGCGAGGCTCTTCATTCTTTATGCACCAATGCACAGTGTGGAATATGGAATACGTTGATTATTTTATCAACGGGATGAAAAATCAGTGGGCATTACACCCTGAATACAGGAAAATTGATTTTATTGATCAAGCATTGATGGACTTTTTAATACAAGAAAAACAAAAGTTTGCACGGGTTTTTCCCAGCCTAGTGCAACATACTGGCAATAAAAGTTTGATTGGTCACGCAAATAGTAAAAGCCGTCAATCTGCAAGTTTTACTCATTTTTATGGAGAGATTAAATAATGCCATTTATAAAAAAAGGAATGCCATTGGAAGATTGGCAAACAGATCGCCCGATAACTTTACTTGAAATAATTGAGATTCCAGATCTATTTTTAGACGCTTTTGTCGATAAAGAATATGGCGACCGCAAAGGAGTAAAAGCAATTAACTATAATCGCAAAAATAAGAGCGATCCTTATTTTGTTTGCTGTCGAGGGTCTTGGAGATTGCATACAGATCCCGGCTATAACCGATATGCACATCACATAATACTGAGAGCTTGTAACGCAAAGCTAACAGGCTATCTTGACGATTACAGGATTGAGGCTGGGCAAGCTTTGATTATTGATTCCCACTCACCTCACGCTTTGATGCCGATTAACCCTAAAAGTGAAGTGTTTTTTTTGTCTTTGGCTCAGGATTTATCAGAAAAAAATATTAACTTTATTAAATCTATTAATCTGAATGAACAACTGCTACCTTTGCGCCGCCCCTAACGCCAATAAACCCTTAGCCCTGCGCGATACATTCACATCGCATAACGCCGCTAGATGCCCTGACTCTAAGTATCTATGCGATCGCTGTGCATGGTGCATTCCGTTAAGGGCTTTCTATTGGAATGAAACCAAGGGCAAATACAGCGCGATCTATTCTCGTAACTGGTCGTGGTTGCTCAATGGTGATAATTCTTTCCCTAAATTTGGTGACACAATCACTGAAGGGAAAGACATTTTGCAAGTAGTATCCGAACTACCTACTCGCGTCCAGATGCGTGAATGGCTGATTAATCCCCCCGCGCCGCCTTTCACTATTTGCATTGCAGAATCTGGGCAAAAACATATATTGCCTTGGAGCCTTGAAGCGAATAGCCGTGATTACTTTCCCGTGCAATTTGAACTTGATACTTTGCACATTTACCGATCTACCTTTACCCATCTGCTCACACACTACGAGTATTTGATGGAGCTAGGTTTTAGCAAAACTGAGATTAATTCTGGTAACTATCGAAGCGATCGCCTTGCTAAGTGCATCAATAAGTACGAAGCATCGGAGGCAGTAATTGCTTCTAAGCGTGGAAGTAGATTGCTTGATCTAGTGAGCTATGTAGCGATTTTAGCTAGCCCTTAAAAAATATTTCTAGAAAATATTCAAAAAAATAAACAAACTATCTTGATTTAGGTATTGCATTAATCAAGATAGTTTGTTATATTGATATTCATGAGGCAAGGGCAGCCACCCAAGCCTCACTCAAAATCATTAACACAAAGCCATGAACACCAACCAAATCGCACAAATCGCAACCTCACTCAATGTATCTCCAAACCAAATCAAAAGATCCGAAGAATGGGCAAACGTTTTGTTCGTGGTGGTCAAGGGTTTAGGCGCTCGATTCGTAAGCAAAAAGGTACTAAAGATGGAAATGACTCGTTCGCAATTAGCAAAAAAGATCGCCTCCGATCTAGATTGTACTACCAAAGTTTGGGAGAAAGGCGGCAAAGTCCGCGTTTATCTTTCTCATCGTGGCAAGGATTACGGCTTTGTTGAAGTTACCGATCAAGGCTTAAAATTTGCTCTCACAGGTTACGGCAACAATGCCTACGGCTCGGATATTCGTAAATCTGCCGAAGGCATCAAAATCAACGAACCACCAGCAGTTATAGGCGATGTTCGCCGCCTCACTACCGAAGAAGCCGATCAGTTGGCTGCAAGTCGCAATCCAAAAACAAACGACACCGAACGTGCTCTAAATGCCATGTATGGCAGAGGCGGATGGGATCGTTGGGATCGTGAAGATTACGAAGGTTAAATCTTAAGCGCCGCCCGTAGCGCCTAATACGGGCAGTAAATATTAGTAATTAAAAACAAAATGAAAAGCTACCAAGAAGTTCAATCCGAAGCTACTGCGATCTATGGCTCTAATATCGTGGTTTTACCAAAAGGCAGAAACGTTTTCGCCTCTCGCGCTCAAATTTCGCCATCTTATTTAGGAGAAATTCAAGCAGGTGAAGGTCATTCATATTTAATTTATAGGAAGTAATTCTCAAGCCTATTGCGGTATCCATCCTTTGGCGATGAAGGCATCACCGCCAAAGGATGGATACCGCTATCAGATTTGGTTGAGTGCGATGGTGCGCTCTATCTGCAAATCATAGAAAAGCACTACAAGCAAGCAAGATAAAAATCTATGAATCACGGCGGAAAAAGAGAAGGATCGGGGCGCAAAGCTAACCCTAAGCGTAAGCCAACGCAAAGCTTTAGACCTGATCCTGATGTTTCAGAATACCTTTCTTCTCTTACTGAAAAGGGGTTAAAAACCAAAACTATTAATCAAGCGATTAGGGAGTATTTTCAACAAAATTATGTTTGATCTTGAATCTTTGGAAGCATCGGAAACGGTGATTGCTTCTAAGCGTGGCAATCGCTTAATAGATTTGGTAAGCTATGTTGTAAAAAGTACATCTGAAGCTATACGATTATTCAATAAGTATTCTCGCGATTATCCACATTCTGAAGTTGATTTACTTGAGGAGTAGATGTCTGAACCACTTCATATAGTTCCAGAGAACGATTTTCGAGTCCATGATTTGTCTGTTGATTGCTGGTGCAAACCAGTTTTGACTGATGGTTTAGATAATTGCTATACCCATAATTCTGCCGATGGTAGAGAATTTCTTGAAGATTTAATATTAACAAAAGCAGAAATCTATTTGCATATTGCAAGGGTAGCCGCTTTATGGTTTGCCGATACTGTTACTTTTTTTACTAATTGCAATGACGATAGTGCGATCGCGTGGTTGTCCAAACGCAAGGAATATCTAGAGCTTTTCGATATGGGAGAAGATTTACAGGTTACGGCTTTTAAGGCTTATCTTGAAAACTTTTTACAAGAAGAAGAGAGCGATGAAAACTTTATCTGAACTCAAAAAAACTAGCTTTGAAGTTCCTGCGTCGGTTCGCAAAGCTGCGGCAAAAGGGCTTGAGCTTCGCAAGGAGTTTGGTCGTGGTGGCTTGTCCATTCAAGAAGCATCAAAGCAAGGTATTGGAAGCATCGGAAACGGTGATTGCTTCTAAGCGTGGCAATCGCTTAATAGATTTGGTAAGCTATGTTGCAAAAGCACATATAAAATCATGGCAGCTAAAAAAGATCCGCGCCTTGCTAAAGCTGGTGTAGATGGCTACAACAAGCCTAAGCGCACTCCTAATCATCCTACTAAGTCTCATGTGGTCGTAGCAAAGGAAGGCGATAAAGTTAAGCTGATCCGTTTTGGCGAACAGGGTGCGGATACCGCAGGGAAGCCAAAGGAGAATGAATCTAAAGCAATGAAAGCTAAGCGCAAAGCATTTAAAGCGCGCCATGCTAAGAATATCGCCAAGGGTAAGATGTCTGCGGCTTGGTGGTCGAATAAGTTGAAATGGTGATGAGAGCTATATAGCCGATCATAATCACTCACCTATAAACCGTTGTCTAATACCTTGATTCCATTTATTTAGGATCTCATCGTAAGCATCTGGTCGTAGTTTATGATGTTCGACTGCTGATAGTTGCAAATCCCAGTATTCAGAATCTTTGCCATAGCCGATCGACTCAAGCCACTGCCAACAATCCTTAGTATTTTTAAAGCCAAGTTTTTTAGCGATCGCGGTAATTCCAACCCCTTCAAATACTCGTCCTGATGCGTTGTCAATAACGCGCTCTACAGGTGTTTTGTCTGTGACAACAGTAGCACCAAGGATTAAAGCTGCGGGTGTAGTAGCGTGAAAACTCAGCACTGCTTCACGTTTATCAAGTAGATTCTTTTGGGCGATCGCAGCATCACGTTCTGCTTCAGCTAGTTGCACACGCAATCGCATCATTTCTAGCTCATCATTTTGAGCAGGGATAATGACTTCAGCTTCACGGGTTTTTACGGCAAAGTAATGCTTAGCCATTTTTACAGCGTCTTTACCACGACTATCTGATGCAAGAGCGATATGATAACAAGCTAATCGAGATAGTTCAAAGTCAATTGCGTTGCGTCCTAGGCTTTTTACCTCTACGGGTAAAAAGTGGTTAGAGGCTTGCGTATCAATGGTTTCAAGGTTTTCCTTGGCGATATCTATAACATCTTTAAATTTTTGCCATTTCACATATTGCAAAATAGCCATTAACTCCCTAGCACTCCAAAACTCAGAACCGTCTGCGCGATATTTGCGGATTGAGTCAAAAGGTGATTGCTTGTTAGATTCTGCTAAACTTGTCATATTGACCTGCACTGTAAACGATAAGGTTGATCACGCGGTCGGTAGTTGCATACGCGATCGCACTAATATTTTATCATTGTCAATAGGCTGCAAAGCTATCGCGGGGGGCGATAATGTTACAATCGCCTATAAATGGCTAATGTTGATAGTTAGCACCCGAAATGTAGTCAGCAGCTAAACTTTCTAGAACCTGTCCCCACGCAATATCTTTGTTTTTATTTAGTTCACGCTCCTGTGAGATTAATTCTTTGGCTTGTTCGGCGATCGGGAAAGCTTCTTTAGGTATCACCAGAACAATTTTGACAAAACCATCTTGAGTAGGATCTGACTCACCCTTAAAATCAGGCTCCTCTTCTTCCTCGGAATTATTGAAGTTATCCCAATCAACCTCAGCAAGTTTAATAAGTTCGTCTAGTTCGTTTTGTTCATATGGTAAAGCGTCAAGCAACTCAGTTGCATCTTCAATCTCATCCGAAATATCAGACAGTAATTGAGCTAGTTCAATTTTGTCTGCACTTCCTCTAGTTTCATTCAAAATGATAGTAAGCTTTTTAGCGTGAGCATTGGTTAATCCATGAAGCACAGTTACATATACATTGTCTTCTAGCTCACCATATCTATGTTCTCCGTCAATAATTTGATAACGCTCTGGATTATCAGGATTAGGGCGTACGATGATATCGAGTATCTGAGAATAGGTACGAAGTGATTCAGCGATCGCTTGTTGCTGCCTTGGTTTTGTTTTATTGGGATTCCAAGGATTAGGATCTAACAAAGATTTTGAGATGAGCAGTGATCGCTCAATTTGTGTAGTTTTAGTCATTAAAGATGATTCCTCTTTTTGTCCATAGGTTTGTCGCTTCTTGCTCCATCTTTTTATATTTACGAATCTCAGCACGTAAAGTATGGATTGTTGATGCCATTGCTGCATCACTTTCTTTGTATCTTGGCAGCTGCTTTATTCCCGCCGCCGCGCCGCCACCAAATCTTAAGCATGATACCCATGAGGATGAGTCACTGCTAAAGCAAGGGTAACGTTTTAAAACCCAATCGGTAGTAACACCTAAAAGATGGATTTTAGGCATAACGCCAGTAGCTTTATATTTCTGCATGATGATCGCAAAACAGAAATCAAGCCATTTTTGAAGCTTTACCTTATCGCGAGTATAGGGTACTAAACCACCTAAAGCAATGTAATCGTAGTTATCAAGCGCCCTAATTAAATGCTTTTTGTCAGCGCCAAAAGTAACAATAGGAATGGGTTTTAAACCTAATCCCTCAAGTATGGATTGATTAACCCATGAAGCATCTTGATCGCCAATAACGTCAAGATTCATAAAATACAAAGCTTGCATTTTATGCTCCCATCGGTCTTTGAAATCTAGCGCCCATTTAGCGTAATCACGCGGATCTATAGGTTTACCAGATGTCCACGCAGTAAATGCGCCAGAGTCAATAATCACGCGAGGTCTGAGGTCGATAACACTGTACTCAGTGTTATCGACCTCCGCCTTGTCTGCAAATGTAGCAAGATGATTTTTAGATTCTGGTTTAACTTTTTGCTCCATAGCAAGATCAGCGCTATGCCCTGCTAAATGTATATTCATATCTTTATGCTCCGCAATGGTCTGATGCTTGGCATCAGACCATTGCGGTTCTTGGTTCTGGTACGCATAGGAAAATAGATGATCGCGCTTCTGCTCCTCTGGTAATAGCGATTTGATATTGAAATTACCATTTAGTCTTGCTGTAGTTTCGGTTAAATGTAATTTCACAAGTTCATCCCACATAGGGGGGGCGTATTGATTACAAGCCAAGGGATAGGCGTAACTAAAGAGTGTAGCGGTATATCTTTCTTCTGTTAAAGTTCGATATTGTCCACGTTCCTTAGACGCATCCGCAAGATGTATTCTCACACTCTAATACTCCATAGCGGATCGTTAATACCTGACTCTTTAAACCCGCGATCGCGCAAAATACAAGCATGGCATTTACCACATCCGCCTTTTACTCCGTTGTAACAGGTGTGAGTCTGTAAGAAAATCTCATCAAAGCGATCGCCTAAAACATCTTTAGCCAGATAGACAGAATCAGCTTTATTCAAACTCATTAACGGTGTATGAATTTTAAAACTATCATGTTTACCGTAAATTGCCTCACTAAGCGCGATCGCTGTCGCATCTATAAACTTCTGTCTACAATCCCAATAACCAGCAAAATCTTCCTCGCAGACACCCATAAAGATATCAGTGACACCCAAATTTGCGGCGCGATTTGCGGCGATGGTTAGGAATAATAAATTGCGTCCTTCGACAAATGTTGGTTCTACTCCTTGAGGTAATTCGTTAGCTGATTCATATTGTCCAACTTGGTTATCGGACACAAGGGGCGATCGCCCTTTTAATATCGCTCCCATGTCTATAATTTCGTGAGATGCGACACCAATCAACTCAGCTACTTTAATCGCTGATTCAATCTCGATTTTATGGCGCTGTCCATAGTTAAAGGTAACTGCGTGGACTTCTTGATATTGCTGTGCGGCGATCGCGAGGCAAGTAGTTGAGTCTTGACCACCTGACAGAATAACTAAAGCCTTACTTATTTCTGGTACTTTCGACATGATTAATTAATCCATTCCATAAATGTATTTTCATAACCTTAACACCGTACATCGATTTTCAGTTTCCCATATTGTGATAGATAAAACAGTGATATGTTTATCCCATTTAATCTGTGTAAAATATCGACAAATATCTTCCGTCGCGCCATACTCGTAACCTTGCAAATCATTAATGATTTCTGGTAATAATTTAGTATGTGCAATCACTTTTTTTTCTGCTTCCACAAGATCAATTGCGTACAAGGAAGACGCAGGACAAAAAGCGGATAAATGTATTTCTACTTTAAAATCGTGCCAATGTGCATCTGTCCAGATTGGCGGATTAAAATGACGACGCTTAAATGTATGCCAGATTTTTGCCTCAAAATTTAACGCACGTTTAGGATTTTGTGCGTTTGGAGTGATAGCCGACAGGTAGGGTGGCTCTTTAGAATCTCGAAGACTAGGGGGATAGTGCGATCGCGAGTTGTCCATTCTGGTTGCAAATATATTTGTAAATTTAGAATACTACTCTCATAAAAATCTAACTCAGTACCGTCTGCAATTACGATCTTAACCTCATTAGCACGTAGCCAAAATCGCTTATCAACTGGGAATTTAGGGTTAAGATGTTGCTTAGGACTTAAAGTGATCCATACGCGATCGTCTATCTCTTGCCAAAACGATCCACTTGTTTCAATATGGACGTGTCGATTATCATTTAATAAAGCATTTACCAAATCAGGTAATTGCTTATTTGTGAAAGGTTCGCCGCCACTAACAACTACATTTAGGCTTTTAAGTTCACTCAGTAAGCTTGCTATACTTTGTTGATAGCCCTTAACCTGATTTCCGTTAGCATAGCCAGTATCACAAAAATGACAACCTACAGGACATCCAGCAAGTCTAATAAAATCAACTGGTAAACCTACCCAATGACCCTCGCCTTGTATCGTTTGCTGAAATGTTTCATGAATTAAGATATTCATTAGCTATTTAATAATGATGATTTTATTCTACATAAAAATGAATGACAGTAAAAACTAAACCCAAACCATACGATCGCCAGCCCAACGAAACTGACAAGAGTTGGGCGGCTTTTTGTATCTATAGGGATATGGGGCGTGATAGGACGTTAGAGAAAATACTCTTAAAATACCCTGAAAACACACCGCAAAGCTACGTAAGAGTACTTAAGCTGTGGAGCGTCAAACACTCATGGGTTAAGCGTTGTAGTGCATTTGATGATGATGAACTAGAAAAAGAGTCCATAATGCTGCAAAAAGAGCGATTAAAACGCCGTTTGCAGATGGAAAGACAGGCATGGGAAAGGCGCGAAAAGCTCATCAAGAAAGCAGACACGATCTCTAGAGTGCCATTACTCAAACCAGAAATGAGTGAAGATGGTACTCAGATATTTATGCCAACGGATAAATGGAACCTCAAGGATGCGATCGCATTTTATGAGTACTCCGATAGGCTTGGTATATTTGCTACAGGCGGCGAAAAGCCTAAGATGGACATCATAGATGCAATCAATCTGTTAGCCACTAATGAGGTATTACCACCAGAGTTTGCGGTTATTGCATCACAAGGAATAGAGAAATTTAAAGATCTGCTTAGGGAACTGCTTAAAAATGGGACTAGCGACATTATCGAACAATCTGAATCGACAGAACCGATCGACAATTTCTCAGACATACTCAGGGAAAACACCGATCCAGCTTCATCCATTGCAACAGAGAATCAGTAATAGCCAAGCTAAATACACGATCGCAGTATCAGGACGGCGCTTTGGTAAGACAGTATTACAGATATTCAAAGCATTAAAGCGTGTAGAGATGGGCGCGCCATATAACCCAGTCGCGCCGCCTATCGTCATACTCGCCGAGCCGACCTTAGTTATGGCTCGGAAGTTGCTATGGAAACCATTGCAGAACCTTTTGACAGGACATAAGACCGTCAAAAGTATCAGCAAATCAGAATTTACGATTACCTTCAATAACCCTGATCCGTATAAGTTCTATATGCCTGATTTGGTAGTCATGGGACTAAACGATGGTGACGGCGATCGCGCTCGTGGCTCTCGTATTTGGCACTTAGGAGGTGATGAATGGCAGGATTGGAAATCGAGTATATTTGGCGAAATCATTCAACCTGCGATGAGTGATACAGATGGGAGTACAGCACTATTAACAGGTACTCCCAAGGGTAAGGTCAATCACTTATATGGGGCATTTGAGAACGCGATCGCTGCCGATCCTTATACTTGGAAAGCTTTTAGGTACAAAAGTATTGATAATCCATACCTAAAAGAAGCTGATATTGAGTTACTAAAATCTACGCTATCCCCTCGCCTATTCCGTCAAGAAATGGAAGCGAGTTTCGAGACATTTGAGGGGCAATTCTTTGAGACATTATCCGAATCGCACTTTATCAGCGATCGCGATATGCCTACAGACTTTACACATCGCATATTAGCAGTGGATTGGGGAGCGGTAAACCCAAGGGCTTTAGTAGTGTGCGCCATTATTAAAGATGGCTTTTATCGCTGGTTTGTAGTTGATGAATGGCGCGTTCCTCGGGCTATGCAGGGACAAGCGATACTTGAAGATGATTTTATATTTGAGTGCCACAAATTAGCTAATAAATGGCGAATCAATAGAGCTTTTGCCGATCCATCTAGACCTGATGCAATCAAAGCCCTGCGAATCTGGAAGCCAAAGGAAGGGCAAAGCATTGAAGGATTTAAAAACTATTGCACCGAATCACGGGGCGCGGTCAATGACTTTCTTAAGGGCATTGACCTAATGAGCAGTGACTTCTATCACAACCGTATCAGGATAGTCGAATCACTGCCCCAATTCTTTGAGGAGTGCCAATCGTATCATCGCAAAAAAGATAAGTACGGCAATATCACAGAAGACGAGGCTGACAACCAAGTGACGCACGGTATCGACTGTCTGCGCTATGCGATCGCGTCAATGCCTCCTGTCAATTATACAAGTGGGTTTAGTGCGAGTAGGGCTAGGATATAGTATCCAACAAATATTTAGCTACACCCTTTGGATATTTACCCATAAGCCGTTTCATGTAGACAAGGGTTGCCATGGTTTGATTGCGATTAACAATACGTTCGCTTCTTGCATATATAGCTTCGATCACATCATTAGTTAGCCAGTCGCGTCTACCAAGTACATACAAAGATCGGATCGCCTCTAATTCTTTTTGTGTGAAACGGTAGTTTTTATCTATTTTTTTCATTAATCTTTAATTCGTATACTACAATAAGCACATACTTGACATCTATTAACAATGCCTCAAGATGTAACCATTATCCAGCCTAGAGATGCGTTTCAGTATTTCTCGAATCCCGTTGGCGAAAATAACATAGAAAGCCCTAACTACCATCATCCTGAGTACGAAAAGTATAAATGGGAGGTGGAGCGCTGCGAAGATTTTTATGAAGGTCGGAGCGCTTGGATATCTGGCTTTAATAATAGTGATATTGAATCACAAAAGCTAGTTGAGTACTTACCAAAAGCGCCCGCCGAAGAATCTGAGGAATACTTTGATCGAGCGCGTCGTACGCTGTTCCATAATTACTTCAAACCATCTGTAAATATGTTTGCGGCTCTTGTTAGTAAATTTGATTTTACTGATAATGTCAGCCAAGAAATTTTGGACAATCAGCAAAATATCAACTTGTGCGGCTCTGATTTAGCAAGCTTCAAGCACGATGCGGACACAAAAGCCTTAAGAGATGGGTTTGTAGTAATAGTCGTTTCTTACCCTGCGATCGCCAATCCTAGCTCACGCCCTTACTTAAATTTGATTGAGCGTGATGACCTGATTAATTGGGATTATGAGTATAGTGACGATGGCAGGAAAAAGATGACTTTAGCCGTCATCAAGCGTAAAGAATCAGAGAAGATTAACCGTTTTGCATCAAAGGAAGTAGATGTACGATGGGTTTACTCCCTCGATGATAACGGTTTTGTGCAGACTGAAAAGTTCTATCAACAGTCTGAATCATCAAAAGTTGGCAGGGGCAAAACAACGCAATACGAGACATGGGTAAGCTACGAACCTCCTCAGATATTGCGAGATATTAATCAGCAACCATTGACTGAGATTCCGATTGTGATTTACTCAGTAAGCGATCGCGATGCAATATGCGAACCTCCACCTTTGTTAGATTTGCTTGAAAAAGTCAAGTGTCATTATCAGGTATATAGCGATTATCAACGCACTATCTATAAATTACAGCCTACTTATGTCCGCACATGGGCGGATTTTATTCCAGACAATCCGCCCGCCATGACTATTGGCTCATCGCTTGCTATCGAAGCTGCTAACGGGGCTACTATAAGCGTATTGCAGATCAATCCTTCGTCAGTTGCCCCTATGCGTGAAATGTTGATAGACCTTAGGGCAGACATTAAATCAGAGGCTTTGTCGTTTTTAGGTCAATCAACGGTACAGCAAACTGATGATGAAATCGCGCTCAAAATGGCACAGGGCAAGGCAAGCTTACGCAAGTTTGCCTTGCTCCAGAAGAGCTTATGGCAGCAAGTATTTAGCTACTGGGATAAGTGGCTAGGCATCGAGGAAAATGACGGCACTATTGAAGTGGATATCAATGTACTCGATAAGCCTGTTACACCACAGGAAGTGCAAATCGTCCTTGATGCTGTCTCCAACGGCACTATGGATGCTGATACTGGATCTACTAAATTGCATCAGTTGCGATGGTTGCCTGAAGATTTAAAGCTTACAGCGATCGCGCCGACTCAAACTAGTAATGTGGTTACTAATGAGAGCGACAATTCGGAGGATGAGAATGAAGATCTAGAAAATGAGGAAGATCTAGAAGATGAGGAAGATCCAGAGGAAGAGAGCGACGATCCAGAAAATGAGGAGGAGGATTAATCATGAGTACATGGACATCAACCGACGTAACTAACATCAAAACTTTATTCAATCTTGAATATAAGTATGTGCGGCGAATCGAAGAAGCTCTTACCGATTTTGAGACGCAATATGGCGCGACAGCGATCGCTGATATCCAAGCTAAAATTACCAGCGCCAAGGAGCTAAGAGCAAAGATCGCCGCGATTGAACAAAGCAGCGACTATGGCGTAACCTCTCAATCCGTACCTGGTT